GGGCGGCGGCAGGGCGCCTGCGCCGCTGCCTGCGCCGCCGCCGCTGCCGGCCTGGCCGCCGCGCCGGGCCTCTTCACGCGCGCGGGCCTTGCGCTGGCGCTCTTCTTCGGCGTGGATTTTTTTGAGCCAATCGAGCTGCTCCTTGAGCGCATTGATTTGCAGGGCCAGCTTTTGCGCCTCGGTCTCGTCGCCGGCGATTTGCGCGCGCTGCAAATCGATTTCCATCAGCGCAATCTTCAAATCGATTTCCTGTCGGGCGAGCTGCATCTTGAGCTGCGCGGCCGCCGCCTGGTCGCCCGTCAGCTCCAGGTAGCGCAGGCGCAGCGCCTCCAGCCCGCGCACGGCGTCGTTATTGGCCAGGTCGATCTGGCGCTGCTGCTCGGCCAGGGCCTCCATTTGCGCCACCAGCGCGGCGTGCTCGGCGCGCATCTCGGCAATGGCCCGCCCGGCCTGCCAAACCACGCGCGCCAGCTGCTCAGAGTATTCGCTGGCCGCAGCCTGGGCATCGACCCAGCTGCCTTCAACCGTTTTGAGCGCGGCATTGTGCTGGCGCGCCTGCTCTGCCAGGTCGCGGCTGGCATCCCAGCCCTGGCGCGCCATCTCGGCCATTTGCTCGGCCGATTGCTCTGCCGCCTCACCCACGCCCTCGGTGGCCTCCTTGGCCTCCTCCATCGACTTGACGATGGCCTTGCCGGCCTTGTCGGTCTCAATGGCAAAGCCGTGCTGCTTGGCTTCTGCCTTGAGCGCGGCGGTGGCCACGCCATCGTTGGCCTCGATGGCGGCCTCGGCCATCGCCTTCCAGGCCTCGTTGATCTCGCGCGGCGTGGCCTGGCCGGAATTTTTGACGGCCTCGAAGGCCTCGCGGGCCGACTGCGCCAGGCGATCCAATTCCTTTTGCGGGGTCACGCCCAGTTGCTTGAGGGCTTCTTCGAGGCTTTGGATGCCGGGCAACTGTTCCTCAATGGCCGCGCGCTGCTTGTCCAGCGCGGCTTGCACGCGGGCGATGCCTTCGGCGCCGATTTCGCCAGCCGCTCCGGCGGCCTTGAGGCGTTTTTCCAATGCTTCGATGGCTTGCAGGCTGTCGGCCCTGGGGATGGCAGCCTCAAAAGCCAATTCCATGCTACGCGCAGCGGCTTCCACCCCCACGCCTGCGGCCTTGGCGCTGGCGGCGATCAAGTCAATGCCGAGGATGGCCTGCTGCGCCTGTTCGCTGATGCGGCCCAAGGCCTGCGCGGCGTTGATGTTCAGCTGCGCGAACGCCTGCTGCAGGATTTGCCCATTGGCCTGCGCGGCTTGACGCGCCGTCAAAATTCCCTGGGCAGCAGCAGCTTCCACGCTGGCCTGGAATGCCAGCAACTTGCCCGCATCGAGCTCCAAGGCCTTTTGCCAGGCATCGCCAAATTCTTCGGCGGTGATCTTGCCCTGGCTGCGCAGCTGGTCCATGGCCAGCACCAGGCCGCCCACGCTTTCGGCCTTGCTCACATCCAGCCCAGCCAGCATTTTTTGCAGGGCTGCTGCTGTGCTCTCCAGCTCAGCGCCCAGCCCAGAGCTGCTGGCCTTGAGCTTGTCGAACTCGGCCACGGCCTTTTGCGCATTGGTTTGCGCCAGTTGCCAGGCGGTGGCCTTGCTGGCTTTGGCCAGCCGCTCTTGCGCCTGGGCGGCCGATTCCCATTTGCCGCTGGCCTCATCGAACACCAGCGCGCCGCGCTCTTGCGCAGCATTGAGCTCCTGCATGCTGGTGACGACCACGCCTGTGGCGGCGGAGATTTCGCGCAGCAGCTGGGCCTGGCGCCCTTGCAGCTGCACCAGGCGCTCGCTGCTCTCTTGCTGCTGGCGCAACTCCTCACGGTATTGCCGGTACTGGTAGATCAACGCGCCGATGCTGGCCGCCGCCGCAGCAGCAGCCACGGCAATGGGCCCCAACGCCAGGGCCCCGGCCGCCCCTGCGGCCTTGGCGCTGGTGGCCAGCGCTGTGGTGGCGGCGGCAGCACCGCGCATGCCGCTGGTGAGTGCGGGCAGGGTTTTGAGCACGCCGGCAACAGCGCCAGAAATCCCCGCCATGGCCTGCGCGCCCAATACGCCCACCGATTTGATAACCAGGCCCAACGCGGTGGCATTGGTGCCCATGAGCGCCAGGATGGCCGCAGCCTGGGACAGCAGCGGGAACTGTTCGGCCACGCCAGCGAGCACCTGCGAGATGTTTTGCAGCGCGCTGGCCGCGCCATTGATGATGGGCAAGAACGCGCTGCCCAAGTTGATCATGACCTCATTGAGCGCGTTCTTCATCAAGGTGATTTGCGCGCCCGTGGTCTTGACGCGCGCCTCGAACTCCTTTTGCATGGCGCCAGCCGTTTGCGAGGCATCGCCAATGCGCTGCAGCGCAGCGCCATAGCCATCCAGGCCGGCCAGCAGGCGCGCCACGTCGTCTTGGTATTCGGTGCCGAACAGGCCAGAGAGGATTTCCGCTTTTTCTGCGCCTTCGAGTTGGCTGAGCGTGTGCAGAAACTCATTGAGGGCGCGCTGCGGGTGCTCTTGGATGTCGGCGGCCAGCTGCTGGGCGGAAACCCCCATGCGCTGCAGCGCGGCCTGGAAATCCTTGCCCTGCACATTGGCCGTTTGCAGCTTGGAGAGAATGGCATTGATGCCCGTGCCGGCCACCTCGGCCGAGCCGCCCAGGCTGAGCATGGAGGCCGCCAGAGCAGCCGCCTGGCGCGCCGTCAGCCCGAACTGCGAGGCCGTGCCGCCAATGCGGGTGAGCACTTCGACGATATCGGCCTCCTTGGCGGCCGTGGTATTGCCCAAGGTATTGATGGCATCGCCCAGCTCGCGCACCTGCTGCAGCGGCAGTTTGAAGATGTTGCTGAGTTTGGCCACCGCCTGGCCGGCCTGATCAGCGCTGATGTTGAAGGCCGTGGCCATTTGCGCCGAGAGGCGCACGAACTCATCGAGCTGCTGCAAGGGTACGCCCAGTTGCCCGCCGGCGGCGGCCATCTGCGCCAGCTCGGAGGCCGCCAGCGGAATCTCGCGCGTCATCTCCCGGATGCGCGCGGCCAGTGCCCGCAGCTGCTCATCGGTGCCATCGACCACCTTGGCCACATCGGCCATAGCCCCCTCAAACTCAACGGCCTTGCTCACGGCCGAGGCCAGGCCACCAATGCTGGCTCCCAGGCCAATCATTTGCGCCTTGGCATTGCCCAGGGTTTGAACCCAGCCATTGGTTTGCTGTTTCAGGCTCTGGATGCGCTCCTCGGTTTTCAGCGCCGCCTGTGCCAGCTCCTTCTGGGTGAGCGTGCCGCTGGCTTTGAGGCGCTCGTAGGCTGCACGGGTTGCGTCGATCTCCTTTTGGATGTCCGCGTGCGCGCGCACGCCCAGCAAATCGCGGTCGGCCATGACCTCGGCGGCGCGCTGGGCTTCTTCGGCCAGGCGGGCAATTTGCGCATGCGCCCCGGCCAGGCTGCGGCTGACCTCGGCCTGCGCTTGACTCAGGCCAGTGCTGGCAATGCCCAAATCGCCCAACCTGTCGCGTGCTTGTTGCAAGCTGGTGTTTTGCGCGTCCAGCGCCTCCTGGGCTTGGCGGGTTTGCTTGCGCAGCCGCTCAAACTCCCCGGCGGCCTTGTCCTGGGCCTTGTTGGCCGCATCCAGCGCCTTGGCGTTTTCGCGCTGGGCCTTGCCCAGTTGCGTGACCTCCGCCGAGGCGCTTTTGTATTCGGCGCGCAGCACAGCCAATTGCGCGCGGGTGTCGGCCATGCGCTCCTGCGTTTGCGCCGATGCATCGCCCGATGCCTTGGCGGCCTGGGCCTGGGCTTTGTATTCGGCGGCCAACGCCTTGATGGAGGTGCGCAGCTCGTCCTGGTAGGCGCGCTGCTGTTTGAGCTGCTCGCCCGTTTTATGGTTGGCTGCGGTGGCCTGGGCAACGGCGCGCTCTTGCTCCTTGAGGGCCAGCGCGGCATCGCGCGTGGCTTGTTGCAGCTGCTGCAACTGCTTTGCGGTTTGCTCGGTGCTGGTCTTCAATCGCTCGAACTGCGCGATGGCCGCTTGCGATTGGCCAAGGCGTTTGAGCTCCTCGGACAGTTGGGCGAACTCGGGCGAGGCTTCATCGGCGGCAGCGCCCAGCTTGTCAACCTGTTGGCGCAGCCGTATGATTTCTTCGCTGCCTTGGGCGTCGGCCTCAATGGTGAGTTTGGTTTTTAGATCGCTGTTTGCCATGTCTTGTTTTTCCCAACTGAAACGCTGGGCCAGCGCCCATCCATGGCTGGCCTTTGCTGCGTACTACTTGGTGAGCTATTGCCTCACCTACGTGGCGGCCGTGCTGCTGGGGCACCATGACCCTGCCGGGCTGGCCGCAGGCGCGCCTGCTGGTCTGCTGTTGCTGGCCATCATGGCCATGCTGGGGATGCTGGCCGTGGCCTTTGTGCTGGGCTTCCGATAGCCGCCCCTACCCATAAAAAAAACCGCGCCCAGCAACTTGCCCGGCGCGGTTTTTTGTTGGCCATGCGCTGGCCTTGCGCGGCCTGCGTCAGGGCAAATCAGGCATCACATCCACGCGCATGAACGGCCCAAAATCCGCATCGCTTTGCAGCTCAGGCACGTACAGCGCCTGGCCGCCCAGGGTGAGTTCGGAAGGCTCGTCGCTGATCCAGCCGAAGTCGCCCGACATGGCCAGGCTGATGCGCGGGATGATGACGCGCACCTTTTGACCATCGCCATTGATGCCGCTGAAGATCAGCCCTTTCTCGACGTTGGTCTTGCTGAAGGCGGCGATGTTGACGTAGCCGTCGTACGAATAGTCCACTTTCAGCGGCTCGGTGTGCCCGCCGGGGTGGGCGATGAGCTGGTAGCGGCTGTGGGCGGCGTCGCTGATCTTGTAGTGCGTGCCTTCGACGTAGGTCTTGGGCGAGCCGGTGCTGTCTTCGATGACCACGCTTTTGGAGCGCGGGTACTTCAAAAAGAAGTAGTCGCCGGGCTGGAGTTCGGCCAACTGCTCGTCGGTGACGGTGCCGCCTGCCTTGATGACGGCTTCGCCAAAGAAGGCTTGGGCCAGGGTGCGCGCGTCGAACTGCACCATCGAGAGGCTCACTTGCAGGCTCTTGCTGGTCTCCAGCTCCTTGAGCGTCAGGCGCTGGCCCGAGCAGCTCTCTTTGAGCGTGGTGGTCTCGCGGCTGGGCGTGGCTGTGAGGGTGCGGTTGCCGCAGCCGACGCTGTAGATATTGGTGAGGTAGCCCATTTCCGGGCGGCCGCGTTGCGGATCGAAGGTGCCGATCATGACCGGCCCCTGGCCGTTCCAGATCAGCGATGTGGATGCAATGCTCATGACTTACTCCTTCTTTCCTTTGGGGTTGCCTTCGGGCGCTGCGGCGGCGCTGGCGGCTGGGGCGTTTTGAGCCACGCCCAGGCCCATCAGCCAGGCGGCCTTGTGGGCGGGCAGCTTCAGCTGCGCGCCAGCGGGGTAATCGCGCCCGGCATGGCGGTGCGGGCGCAGCAATTGGATGGTGGTGGTTTGCATGTGTGTGCTCCTTTATTTCCAGCGGCCCCAGGCGATGGCTTGCAGGCTCAAATGGTTCACGGGGTCGCTGGTGACGTTGCGGGCCTTGAACTCCAGCATGGAGACGGCCCATGACTGGCCGTTGATGGTTTGCGTCCGCAAGCCCGCGATCGTGCCCACACAGGTGTTGGTGCAGTTGCATAGGGCGGTGACGGGCTGGGCAGCAATGAATGGCTTGGGGAACACCCACACCGGCGCATTGCCCACGCCGCGCAACTCCCGCGCCTGGCCTGCGGCCAGCGCCGGCTTGGCAAGCAAGGCGATCCAGGGGCTGCGGCACATTTGCGTGCCATCGGCCCAGCGCACCCAAAAGCCGTTGTCGTTTTGACCGCTGTCGACGATCACGCCGCCTTGCAGCTCCTTGATGTCGCCGCCTACAGCCCCAAAGGCGGCGCTGATGCTCTCTTGCATCGTCATGGCCGCTGCTCCGTTCAGGCCTTGGCGGCGTTGTAGTCGGCCACGTAGTCGTGCGTGGGGTCGCCCACGCCGATGTTCGCGCAGGCCTGTTTTTGCTGCTCCTGGCTCAACACCTGGGCCTGGTCGTAGCGCACGCGGCGGGCGAGGTCGGCGGCGATGGTCTGGCTGAAATTGGCGTCATTGCCCAGGGCCTCGGCCAGCTCTTTGAGGGTGTCCAGCGCGGCGCCTGCGCCATCGGTGAGGTCGTTTTTGACGGCCAGCTTGGCCTCGTCGATGGCGGCGACCAACTTATTGGCGCTCCAGGTTTTATCCATCACGCCCGTGCCAGCGCTGTCGTCGATTTGCGCGCCGGCGCTGGCGCTGATTTGCTGCATGGCGGTGTGCAGCTCGGCCAGAGCGGCCACCAAGCTGGCCTTGGCAGTGGTAGGCAGTGCCGACAGGTCGCCTTGCTTGAGGCGGATGTCCTTGATGTCGGCGCCGACGGCTTGGGCCAAGGCGATGATCTGAGATTCCATGGTCATGTGCTTGCTCCTTGATGGTGCTGGTTGATAGTGGTTGGTCAGGACTTGGCCAGGATGTAATAGGCCACGGGGTCGCCGAGTGCGTCGGCCACGTGCAGGCCGCCGTCGCTGCCGGGCTTGAGGCGGTTGGCGGCGTCCGCGCTGATGAGGGGCGCTCCGCCGCTGCCTGCGCCTGGCGGGCCGGGTGGCCCGGCGGGGCCGGGCACGCCGACGATGGTGACGAGATTGGCGCGGGCGCCGTGGTTGATGATGGTCACGATGGACATGTGTCACTCCCGAAGATGACCGGGCAAATCCAGCCCAGCGGTAGGTAAAAGTCGCCGTCTCGGTAGCCCGCTGCCGGGGCCGGGGCCAGGCGCAGCGGGGATGTGCCAATGGGCTGGCCTTGCGCGTTTTTGAGGCGGTGGCGGTACAGCGCGTCCATGACCTGCGCGGCCAGCGGCCCGGCCTGTTGGCGGGCGTGAAAGCCTTGCTCGATGTCGGCGACGTTGCGGGTGTGGATGACGGTGAGCCATTGCTGATCGACGGCGGCCAGCGCGCCGGTGCGGCTGTCGGCCACCTGGTAGCCCAGGTACAGCACGTGCACGGCGGGCGTGGGCTGATCGCCATCGGCCACGGCGGCCAGGTCAGCGGCTGAGAGCACGTGCACCTGGGGCGCCAGCGTGGCGCGCAGGCGGGCGATGAGCAGCGGCTCGGCGGCCATCCAGTTGTCTGGGGTCATGGCTGCTCCCGGGTGATGGCGGCCTCCACCCGCACGGGCCAGGTGGCGCTGTGCATGACGGCGCCCGCAGCGTCGGTGTAGCGGATGTCGGCGTACAGCCCGCCCAGGGGCCAGGCGGCGGTCTCGGCGGCGCTGGCGCGCAGCGCAAACTGGCCCGCCAAGGCATCGGTGACGACGCCCGCGAACTGCTGCACCAGCGCGCCGCCAGGGGCGCGCAGTTGGCAGTCGATCTGCCAGCCGGTGATGTCCAGCGGCGCGCCGCCCTGCTGGACGGTGCATTGCCAGTGGATGCTGCTGCCGCGCTTGATGTCGATGGTGTTCATGGCCCGCCCCCCTCAATACGTGCGCCAGTCGATGCGTTTGGGCGCGGTGCAGCTGATCATGCGGCCCGGCGGCTGTGGGGTGTGGAGGTCGCTGCCGCCCAGACTGACGCGGCCATCGGCCAGATCGCGCAGGTATTGGTCGGCCCAGCGGGTGTTGCGCTCCACGTCCTCACTGATGGATGCGCCCATCAGGCGGCGGTAGGCGATGGTTGCCACGACGCTGGGCAGATCGCTGCCGGCCACCAGGTGCGCGGGCAGCGGCAGCGCGCCCTGGTAGCGCGGCTGGATGTAGGTGTCGGCATGGCGGCTGGCGCGCTCCAATACATCGTGCAGCAGCTCCAGCGCGCGGCGGGCCAGCTCCAGAGCGGCGGGGTCGGCGCCTGCGGTGCTGCCGCCCTCGTAGAGGGTGCGCAGCAGGGCTCCAGACAGGCGCGCGTCCTGCACGCTGCGCTGGGCCAGATCGTCCCAGCCGCGCGTGGCCACGCGGGCCAGGTCAGCGGGCGTGGCGTATGGCATCAGATGCCCCGGGCGATGCGGATGATTTGGCCCGCGTCGCTGGCCGCGTCCATGGCCCAGCCGTTGGATTTGCCGCCGGACAGGGGGACGGCGCGGCCCTCGCCATCGCACTGCACTTCGGCGCCCAGGGTGATGGCTGCGCCGGCCTCGACCAGGATGACGCCCAGGGCGTCAATGGATGCCTGCTCGCCCTTGGCAAAGGTGGCGTTGTTGGTGCCCAGGGCCTTGGCGGCAGCGGCGCAGCGCTGGCCGTCAAAGCCGACGAAACGGCGGGGTTTGTCCAGATCGGCGGCGGCGGTGATGCTCAGCGTGAGAATGGGGTGGAAACTCGGTTGCATGCGTTACTCCTGGTCGGTGCGCTCAGTGGAGGCGGGGGCAATCAGGCCGCGTTCGAGCAGAGCCTTGGCCTGGTCGGGGGTGAGATGCAGCTCGCCGCTGATTTCGTGGCGTTGCCCGCCCCAGCGCAGGGGCTCTCGCACCACGTACCGCGCGGCGGTGTCCTGATCGGCAGCTTTGTTGGGTTTGGTGGCCATTGCGCGCTCCTTATGCGTTGGTATCGGCAATCAGGTAGCCGGCATCGGCGCCCAGAATGAAGGGCTCGAAAATGTCGGTGCTGCGCACCACCTGCACCTTGCCGCCGGGCAGCGCATATTTGTCCACTTGCGGCCAGCCTTTTTTCTGGGGGGTGTAGCCAAAGGAGGGGTCGTACACCGTGCGCTGGCCGCCCGCGCCGCGGCTGACGTAGGCCAGCACGATGTTGTCGCCCCAGATGCGGGTAAAGGGGCTGGTGGGCGTGGCCGCCTGCACGCCCTTGCCGACAACGATGTGCTCCACCTCGAAGATTTCGCGCAGGTCGGCCAGCTGCACCAGGCGCGTGCGGGTGTCGCTCAAAATGGCTTTGAGCTTGGGGTGGCGCTTGAGCGCGCGCCAGGCGGCCTGGCCGATCACCATGGTGTTGGGCTCGCGCCCCACGGCGGCGCTGATGGCGTCCTTGGCGTCGTCGATCACGCCCTCGGGGTCGCTGTCCGCGTGCGTGAACTGGTCGCTGCCCGAGAGGGTGATGCGGTTGCTGGCCGGGTAGCTGGCCGTGTTTTGCACCAGGCGCGCGACTTTGATCTCGTGACGCAGGCGGATTTTTTCCGTCACCACGTGCGTGGCCCAGGCTTCCAGCGCGAAGTTGGATTCTTGCTCCTCGCGGTAGTCGATGGGCTGGCCAATGTCGTGCTCGGTGAGCGTGAAGTCGGCCAGGCCCACGCCCTCGGGGTCGATGAGGTTGGAGTCAGCGCGGATCGCACGCTCGGTGCGGCTCTCGACGAACGCCTCTTTGCCAAAGCGGGGAATCTGGCCCGCCTCTTTTTCCACCGGCACGAACGGCAGCAGGTGGTGGCCAATGTATTCATTGCCGCTGTAGCCAGTGGCCAGGTTGGTCAGCACCGGGTCAACGATGCGCAGCTCTTTCAATCGGGACATGGGTCAATCCTTTGCAAATGTTTTGCAGTGGGTGAAATGGGTTGGGCTGGGGCAGGCTCTTAACGCGCCACGGCCAGCGCGGCGGTGCGGTAGTCCACGCCTTTGGCTTTGGCATGGGCGCGGATGCGTTTGTCCAGCTCGATTCGCTCGGGGTCGGCGCCTTCGGCGTATTCGATGTGCTCGCCCTGCTCGTCACTCTCAGGGGCGCGCTCGCGGCTGGCGGCCTCGCCAAAGGCGACCATGGGCTTGAGGCCATCGAGGAACTGCTGGAACTGCACATACAGCTCGGTGGTGTCCTTGCCCTCGCCGAACATCACAGGCTCGCCCACGGGGTGGATGGCATCGGCAATGGCCACGATGCGCGCCTTGTCGGCCTCGGGCACCTTGCCCTGGCTGATCAGGCGCTCGGCAAAGGCCACGTGCTCGGCCGTGCGCGCGGCCTGGGCGGCGGCGGTTTCGCGGGCTCGGGCGGCGTCAAGCTCGCGTTGCAGGGTTTCGTTTTGCGCTTTGAGTTGCGCGGCTTCTTCAGGGCTCACGGCAGGCTCCTTTGGGGGGTGCGGGGTTGGTGGATCGGCGGGGGAAAAAGCGGGCGAGGGCTCGGCGCTGTCGGTCGCGTCTTGGGCATCGGTTGCCAAAGCTGGGCTTTCGGCAAACTCGATCACGACCGCGTTTTCCAGCGCGTCCCCCTCGCCAAAGGCTGCTCCCTCCAAACCTTTGATGGCGGGTGGCATGGCGCCCAGAAATCCCACGTGGCGCAGGTACCACTGGCCGGGCGTGGGGTTGTGTTTGTCCGTGGGGCTGTAAAAGGCGGCTGAAACTTTTTTGTAGGCGCCGCTTTGCACGGCTTCGCCAAAGGCGGCCTGCACCTGGCGGGGGATGGCCAGCAGCTTGCCGGCAGCCACCTTGAGGCCCTGCACCCAGCCGTAGGCGGGGTCGTCGGTGCGCGGGTGGCCCACCACCAGCGGCGCTTCGTGAAGCTTGGGGTCGTAGCCCGATGCCATGCCTTGCAGGTCGGCATCGGTGAATTGGCGCTCTACACCGTTGATGTCGGTGTGGCGGCCGGCGCGGAAGATTTCGATGTGTCGCATGCCCTGCATGGTGGCGGGGCGGGCGCGGCAAGTCTTTTGACAGGTGTCAAAACTGATGGCGCAAAAAAGCCGCCCTGGGCGGCGGCTGCACGGCGGCAAAGATGCGGGCTGGGCTATTTCAGGTTGCGCCCCAGGTATTCCTGCACGATCTCTACGATGGTTTGCTCGTCGCTTGCGTTGATGCCCAGATAGGGGCGTGCGGGGATGTCGCCCCAGGGCGATTGGGCGCGGCGGCCGCGCTTGTCCCGCCCTTGCCAGAGGCTGCCCTGGGCAGCGCCAAATTGGTGCACGGCGGCATATTCTTGGGCGCTGCCGATTTCGATGACGTTGCCGCGCACTTGGTGGGCGATGCCTTCAGACAATGCGCCGCTCTCGCCTTGCAGGGGCTTGTGCTTGGTGCGGGGGCTTTTGCGCTGGGCCAGCTCGCCCTTGGGCGCCCAGGGCGTGCCATCGGGGGCCTTGGCAGCAGGGAAGCGCCGCATGGTGGATTCGGCCATTTCGCGGCCGATTTTGTGCAGCATGGGCTGGGGGTTGTCCAGCGCGGCGATGAGCTTGCCCAGCGCGGTTTGCACGGCCTGGCCTTGGTACTTGATGGTGAGCATGGAAGTCTCCTAGAATGATGGCGTGCCCGACATTCCCCAAAATCGTTTCGGACGTTATGAGAAGGGGCAAGTCTTCAGGCTTGCAGCACGCACTCGTTGGTGGCCAAAACGGGCACACTTTTTTTCAAAGCGGCGAATCATTCGCCGCTTTTTTCATGCCCGCTCCATGCGCCGCGTTTCTTGCGCATGGAGGTGAAAGTCAAGACACGGCGGCCTGGGAGCACTTCCATGGCGATCAAGTAGCCCACCCCGTCGATGAGCTTGGTGAACAGCAGCACGTCTCGCCCCGATGCATTCTTGCCGCCGGAGACAACGCTGTCGGGCTGATTGACGACCTGCTCCATCACACCAAAGTCTTCTGCCGTGATGGCAATCTGGCCGCGCTTGGCCTCTGTCTTTGCGTTTGCGTGATGTGAGAAAGCATGGAGCACGCCCGAGTTGCCCAAACTGATGGTGTAGCCGCGCAAGTCCAGACCGGCCCTGTCCGGCGTGGCCGTCGCTTGCTCGATGCGCGGCGCACTCGATAGCGGCCCCACGTGCATCACGATCTTGCGGCCCTTGGTCTCCTGCGCCGTCTGGGCAAACTGCTGCAACGCGGCAGCGCTGGCCGTAGTTTGGGCCTCGCGCGCGGCCTGGTAGGCGGCGATGGCTTCGCGCAGGGCCTGGCCTTCGGGCAGGGGCAGTTTTTGCGCTTTTTGCTCCACCATGAACCGGATGGCTTCGCCGATGTACTGCGGCGGCGCGCCTGCGCCGATCTGCGCGTCTTTTTGCCAGCCCTGCGGGGGCTGGGTTGGCGCGCCTTGCGCCGGGGCGGCCACGGGGCGCACGCGGCAGGTGCAGCCCCAATCGGGCGGGATGCGCGGGGGGTAGTGGCTGCGCCAGAACGGGTCGCTGTGGTGCAGCGTCATACCGTGCCAGGCCAGGTGCTGGGGGCGCGGATCATTGGCCAGGCCGCTGTGCACCCATTCCCAATACGGGTATTGGGCGGCAAATTCAGGCTCGGTCATTTGCGCCCAGCGCCCGGCGGCGTAGCTTTTGCGCAGGTTGGTGGTGTAGATGACGCGGGTGCGCCAGGCGCGGCCGCCTTCGCTGTCTTCGCCCGTCCAGCCGTGCCAGCCGTGTTGGTGCACGGCGGCCCAGAAGTCCTTGCGGAAGGCGTCGATGGACACGCCCGATTCGATGACGCGCTGCACGGCGGCGCGCAGGTCGGCCAGCAGGTCGGCCTTCATCGCGCCTGCTACAGCAAAGGCGCGGTAGTGCTCCTCGCTGCGCAAGTCGTCCCAGCGTTCGGTGCCCGCCAGGCGCAGGCGCTGGGCAAAGGCCGCGATGGCCTCTTCAAAGGCCAGGCGGGCGTTGTCGATGCGGGCATCGACGGTGCGGGCGCTGCGGTTGTCGTCGCTCATGGCCGGGCCTCTTGCTGCACGTCGTGCATGCCGGCCAGGCGCGCGGCGGTCATGGCCAGGTGCATGACTTCGACCAGGGCGTCTTCGGGCAGCTCGTCAAACGCGCTGGCGATGCGCTGTTGCAGTTGCTGCCAATCGCTGGCGGCGCTCAGGTGCTGCTCGATGCGGCGCATCCAGTCGGCGACGATGGCCTGGCCGGCCGGGGCCAGTTGCGCGGCCAGGCGGGCGGCATGGGCTTCTGTATCGCCGGGCTGCACGCCCGATGTTTCGGCGGGCCGCTCGGCAAACAGGGCGGCAGGAAGCGTTTTATAAAACGCTTGGGCGGGGTTTTGCGCTGCGGTGGGTACATCGCCCCGGCTGCGGGCAAAAAGCGCCTGTACGGCCCCAAATCCTGCGCGCCGGTTTGCAGCGGCTGCAATGGCGTTTCAGGCTGCTCGGGCAGGTCGCCGTCTTCCAGCTCGTAAACGCGCTTGAAGTATTCGGGCGAGAGGCCGCCCATGCGGATGGCGCGGCTGAGGATTTCGTCCCTTTCTGCCTGCGCCTTGCTGACCTCCTCGTCCTGCCACATCACAAAGCGCGGCGCGGGCGCGCCCTCGCCCTCATGCAGATCGACGATCCAGCGGATGAGCTGGCTGTTGATCACGCCCTCGACCAGGCGCTTGTCGCCGTCGCGGATGTCGGTGGCCACGTCCAGCCCGGCGGTGGCGCTGGCGCGGGTGCTGTCGGCCTCGGTGGACTGGTTTTGCCCCAGCAGCGCGATGGCCACTTCGGAGCGGCAGAACTTGAGCAGCAGCTCATAGGCGCTGGCATTGCCGCTGCTGCCTGCGGCCTGGATCATCTCCACGCTGGCGTCGTCGGGGATGACGGCCACGGCGTCTTCGATCATGGCCTCCAATTGTTCCAGCAGGCGGTCGCTTTCGGGCTGCGGGCTGTTGCGCGGCTGCTTGCCCACGGCCCAGGGGCTGCCGTATTTCTCGGCGAATTTGACCCAATAGCGCAGCCCGCCGCGCTTGAAGGTCACGGGCCAGAAGCACATGCTCAAGTCTGCAAATCCGTAGGGGTTGGCGTAGCTGGCTTCCTGTCTGGCCAAGAGGAACTTGCGCTCGGGCAGCAGCTCGCCATGCAGCGGGTGTTCGCGGCTCTTGAAGCGCAGGCGCGCTTCAGAGTCAAACAGAAACCACTCAGGCGGCTTGCCGATGATGTGCTGCACCGTCGGGGCCTGGCCGGGGCGTTGCTGCCAGAGGATCTCCAGCGGCTGCCAGCCGTAGAGTGTGGCGTCGAGCATTTGGTCAATCAGCGCGTCCAGGTCGAGCTGCTCCAACACGGCCTGCGCCACCTTGTGCATGCGGGCGCTGGCGCGCTCGCGCTCCACGCGCCATTCCAGCGCACGCACGGCGGCCTTGCGACGGCGGATGCAGCCGCCCGTGTGGGCATCGCTGCGCAGCTCACGGTACACGGCAATGTCCTTGCCCTGGCGCTTGAGAATGGGGTCGGGGTTGGGCAGCCACATGCCCAGGCCCACAAAATCCGGGCCGCGCTGGCGCGTGGCGATGTGGGCCGAGAGCGGGCGGGCAGTGCCCATGGATGAACCAAGGCAGCGGTGCGCCTCGGCAAAGCGGACGAAATCGCCGCCGGGCAGGTACAGGCCGGGCGCGCTCATGCGTGGCCCTCCATGGCCTGCTCGGCGCCCACCAGCGCCAGGGCCAGGCGGCCGTGGTCATTGGTGCGCGCCAGCAGCTCGCGCAGGGCCTGGGCGGCCTGCTGCACGCCTTTTTGATCGGCCTGGGGCAGGCTGGCAATCACGCCCCGGATGTAGGTGAGGTTTTCGTGGTCGGTCATGGTGCGCTCCTCGGTGTGCAACGGCTGGCCAGCTCAACCAGCCACATGGCCAGCGCAAGTGGTGTGTGCTCGCGCTCGGCCTTCGTGATTTCAGGCCGCCCGCGCCTGCGGCTGGCGACCACATGTGTGGGCTGGCCCAGGGCAATGGGCATTGCAGGGATGGCACGCGGATCGCAGCCCACGATGTAGAGCCAGGTGGCCTTTTGCGCCCTGTGGCCCCACCAGTGCTGGTGGATGGGCAGCGTCCATCCACCCCAGGCATCGCGCATGCCAGGCGGGGGCATATGGGCAGCCCGCCACAGCAGGGATCCCTGGGGATGCTCCAGCACACCACCCCATTGCCGCACCTGTTGCACGGCCCAAAGGGCAAGATCGGCTTCGTCAGGCCTGGGCCGGGCAAATTGCCGCAGGCGCCCCCAAGCCCTGCATGGCGGGTGGGCCACGACAGGATTGCCACCAGACCAGCGGCGGGCATCCCGGGGCATGTCCCATACGTCAACCCCCGTCAAATACTTGTAGTTGCTGTCGGTGCGAGCGAACAGGATCGATACCATCGCTACCCCCAATAACCTTGCAACAGGTTTTCAGCATCGCGCCTTCGGCGGCTGGTGATGTGCACGGGGCCTTGAGGTTTGGCTGCTGCGGCCACGGCCAAGGCCAGGGCCCAGAACCGGTCTGCGTGCCCGTCCGCGTTGCGCTCGGCGGTAAAGCGCACGTTGCCCGTGGGCGTCACCACCTTGGTCACGCTGCGCAGATCGGCGCGGATGTGCGCGTCATACGGGATGCGCAGCTTGCGGTCTTCCATGGCGCCGCGCACGGGATACGCCAAGGCTTCCTTGGATTGGCCGGTGAATGTGATCAGCTCCACACGATGGGCGCCGAACTTCTCCTGCGCATCGTCACCCCAGCCAATGCCCAGGCCGGTGTAGTCGATGCACACGCGGTCGACACGCTCCAGCCAAGGCCAAAGCACTTTTTCCTGCTGGGGCTTGCTCATGCCCTGCATGGTCTCTATGTGCCGGGTGTAAAGCACATCGCCCAGGCGCTCCACGACCCACAGCACAGTGAGGTCTTTCTTGCGGCCAATGTCCAGACCGGCATACAAGCGGCCGTGCACAGGCTCATCCAAAGCGCGCTGCCACGGCTCGCCAGCGGCATACTCGGCACTGGCAATGAGGCCGTATTCCAAAAACGCCGCGTCGTCATCGGCCGGGTTGCACATGTACTCCTGCTGGAAGCTCTCCTCATCGGCGCAGCCCGCGCGGATGAAGTCGAAGTACGCCGCCTCATCCATGGCCTGACGCTCGTCATCGTCGGGCAGGCGCTCTTGCAGCTTGTAGAGAAAGCCATCCTCCAGCGCGCGTTGCAGCGTCACCGTGTGCAGGCTGATGGCCTTCGGGTTGCCCCGCTCCTTGACCTCGCGCACCAGCTCGTTGAAGAAATTGGCGCTGCCGCGGTGCGTGGAAATCAGCTCCATGTTGCCGCCCCAGGTAATGCCCGGGTAGGCAATGCTCCAGAGCTTGCGCGGATCGGGGTGCAGGGCAAACTCATCCAGTACCCGCCCGCCGCGCTTGCCCGCCTGGGCATCGGGGTTGGAGCTCATGCTGTGGATGCGCCGGCCGTTGGCAAACTCCAGCACGTAGGCGCTGATGCGCGCCTTGTCATCGAGCACCACCTCGCCCAGATCGCGCGCGGCCAGTTGCATGATGCCCGCCCACAGCTTGCAGTCTTCGACGAACAGGCGCGCCTGCAAATCGTCGCGGCTGCTCACCCATTGGTCGTGCCGCGCACCCTGCGCCGCCGTGCGCTCCACACAGGCGTAGGCGGTGGACCACGACAGGCCGATCTGGCGGGATTTCTCCATCAATTTGAGCCGCGCGCCGTCCTTGATCCAGGCCGCCTGAAACGGCAAGAAGATGCCCTCTGGATTGGCCGGGATGATGCGGGCCTTACCCTTTGGCTTGCGCATACGGCCCCTCACCCAATGCCCAGCACGCGGCGGATTTCGGTCATCGCCTCGGCCGATACCCCGGGCTTGGCTTCCATGGTTTTGAGTGCGGCTTTTTGCTCTTCCAGCAGCTTCTTGCGCCCGGCCTCCTCGGCCTTGGCCTGAAACTGCTTGAGCGTCACGCTGGAGCGGGTGAGCGTGGCAATGTGCTTGGCCGCCTCGCTGAGCAGGCCGATGCGCTCGGCAGGCTCCAACTGCCGGCCATCGGGCCCCGGCTCGTCCGCAGACTGCAATGCCAAAATGGCTTCGAATAACTCGGTTTGCACCAGGCTGGTCAGCGCTTCGCTGCGGGCATCTTCTTTGTCGGCGGCGTGCTTGCGGATCAGCATGGCCGCCTCGGTGCTCGCCTTGATCGCCGCCAGGCGGCGGTCGAGCTTGCTGCCATAGCGGTGCAATGCCGTGCGGCTGGGCAACTCGCCCGCGCGGGCCTCGGCCGGGAAGCGCTCCTGCAAGTCGGCAATCATCTCGTCGAGCGTCTGCGCGCCCGTGGCCAGCATCGCCTCGATGTAGCTCTTGATCTCGGCGGGCAGGCGGCTGATGGAGCTCTTGCGTCCCATGGCCGCGCCTCACCAGTACTTGGCGGGCCGGGCAATGCCCGGCCCGCAATCGACCGTGTACTCGGCCACATCCACGCCGTGGCGCGTGAGCTTGGCCTGCCAAATGCCATCGGGTCGGCGCTCCAGCGCCACCAGATCGCGGTCGCTCAAGTACTCCAGCTCACGGCGCAAATCCAGCAGCGTGGCATCCGGGTATTGGGTCTGGGCCACGGTCAGCACCAGGGCATCGGTCGCGCCAATCGGGCGGGCATTGTTGAGGGTCAGCACAATCAGCCAGCGCAAACCTTCGCGGCGCGCGCGGGCCAGATCAAGCGGGGTGGCGGTGGTCATGGCTTTTGGCTCCTATCAACATTTGGACATTGGTCAATTGCCCGGCAATGGCATCAAGCCGGGCCTGCGTCACGCTCTCGCTGCGGATGTGGTCGGTGCGCTGCAAATACGTCATGGGCAGCTCCGCCTTGAAGACCAGAAACTCCCGCTCCAGCTTTTGCACCCGCACGGACTCCTCTTTTTGCGAGATTTCGATGCCGTCCAGGCGCTTGTGCAGGCTGGCTTGCATGCCCTGGCCCGCGCGCTCCAGCGCGGCAAACTTGGCGTCCTGGTGCTTTTGGTGCTGGGCCAGCAGCAGCTTGCCCACACCTGCCGCCGCACCAAAAATCGTGATCAGCAGCCCCACTAACCAAGTGAATTCAATCTCTAAAGTCATCGCTTTTGCTCTCTTTCCAGGGCTGTCTGACAACCCACGCAGCGGCGCACACCCGGCAATGCCTGGCGGCGCGCGGCGGGGATGGGCTCGCCGCAATCCTCACAGTCCAGCACCTGCACCGCACTGCGCTGGCGCGCCGCGCGCACGGCCTGGTGGGCGAGCTGGTCGGGCAACCATTCCTGCCCGCGCTCCTGCGCGCGGTCCATCACATCGCCCATCACTGCACCTGCTCCAGCCAATCAATCAAACGGCGGTGCCGCCAGGCGCACAGGCCGTACTGGTCATACATTTCCTTCAAGGCCAACAGCACGGCATCAGCCTCCGCTATCGGCACTTGCGCCGGGGGCGGGCAGCTTTGCATCAGGGCTGCCGGCGGCGCGGCCTGCGGCAGCATCAGCGGCGCGCTGGCGGGCGGTGACCAGGTGCTGCATGACGCCGTCGTCATAGCGGCAATCAGCGCGCTCGGCAGCGTCCAACTCCAGGGCTTGCTTGAGGGCATGGGTGGTTCTCCGGTTGGTGGTTTCCATGGCGCTGGCCGTGGCCCGGATGGCCTGGCTGGCGGCCTGGCTGGCTTCGATCAACTTGCGGTGCTCGGCCACAGCGGCGCGGTATTGCTCCAGTTGCTGGGCCTGGGCGGCTACGGTGGCGCGGTCGGCGCTGGCCTGGGCGGCGGATTGGCCGCTGGCATAGCCCAGCGCGTACAAGGCGCACAGGCCGGCCAGCGCCAGCAGTGGGCCGATGAGGCGGGGCAGCATGGCGGTCATAGGCCACCCCACAGACTGCCGGTCAATCCGCCCAACAGGCAGCGCCAGAACACGGCGCACAGCAATGCGATTTGCAGGGGCAAGGTCATGGTCATGGCTCCACCGTTTGGCCCCAGCTGGCATAGCGCGGCTGCAGGGCGATCAGGATGCGGGCGGGGTAGCCCAGGTTTTCGGGGCAGTGGCTGGCATGGCGGCGCGCCTGGCCGCAGGCAGCGTCCACCCGCTGGCGGCTGGGCTGCGCCAGGCCGGTGGCGGCGGCTTCGCGCTGCCAGTGGCCCAGGCCGCCGTTGTAGGCGCGCAAGGCCACCCACCAGCGGTCAAATGCGCTGTAGCGTGCGGGGGTGTGCTCGTACAGCCAGCGGTCGTAGCCCACCAGCGCGCGCAGCGCCCAGGTGGGGTTGTGCGGCTGGCAATCGGCTGGGGCTGTGCCCGTCAGGCCGCACCACCAGCGGGCCGTCGAAGGCATGAACTGCGCCAGGCCGCGCGCGCCCACGTGGCTGATGGCATCTGGGCGCCAGGCGCTTTCCTGATGCACCTGGGCGGCGAACACCGCAATGGGCGCATCCAACCCCCATTGGCTGTGCGCGGCGCGGACGAGATCGCGCCGGTAGTGATGGGCAGCGGCGGGGATGGTTTGGGCCTGGGCGGGGGCGCAGGTGGCCAGCAACAGCGCACAAAGCAGCGCGATCAGCGCCATCCAGCGCATGGCCAGACGGTCGATGGGGTCGGCCCATGCGCTGCGCATGCGCCGCGTCCAGCGGATCAGGCGGCGCATGGCTCAAGCCCCCAGCGCCACGGCCAGCACGGTGGCGGCAACGATCAGCGCGCGGCGCAGCATGACGGCGGCCAGGAAATGCAGCGGCGCATAGTTCGGCGCTGCCTCCAGCAACACCGTACCGATGCACTCACCCTCTGCGGCATCGGCAGAGCTGTCCATGGGCGCCTCATACAGCGGGGTTGTTTCGCGGGGGCGCAGCAGATCAAGCGCCTGCAAATCGGGGCGCGCATAGGGGAAGATGGCGCGGTCGATCCAGTACCCGGCCACGGCGGCCAGGGCGATCAGGTTGAGCTTGTAGAGCGTGACGGGCAATTGGCCGGGCGCAATCAGCAGCACCAGGGCAGAGAGCACGGCGGCAATGGCCCACCAGCTCGTCAGGCGTGGCCAAGCGCCAAAGGTGAAAGCGTCGGTTGAGGTTTCGGGTGTACGGGTATCGGGCATTGCAGGCACTCCAAAAAGCAAAAAAAACGGGCATCCGTTGGGATGCCCGTGATGGTGCTTTTTGGGGTAGCCCTTGTCTTTTGACAGGTGTCAGAAGATGCGCGGCAAAGCAGCGCCATACCTGCCGGGGGGATCGATCAAGCGTTTTAGAAAACGGTGAGCGAAGAAAAAGCCACCGAGGGGTGGCTTTCTGTTCTCGCTCATGGCGCACACGTCGCGAAGACGGGCGCAAAACCTACACATCAAGCCGCATACGCTCCCTCTGCTGCTGCTCCATCGTCCGACGGGCATCCGCCAAATGGTTGTTCTCCTCCATCGCCCGGCGATGATGTTCCTGTAGCTCGCGGCGAGTCCAGAGATCCCCGTGCGCTGTCCGCTGTGGTAGCTGAGTCCGGTTCATTGGGCGTTGGTTCATGTTCTGGCTCCTGTGCGAAGAAAGATTTTATGGACTTCATGCAGTCCGTCACTTTTGCGCGGGTATTCCTACCGTCCCCCCACCACAAGCTACTCATAAAAACCGCTAGAAAGTGCTCTGCCTCGCTGGGGTGTGAAACACGCTCGAAAAGATCCCTCGCCTCGGCTCGATCAATGACGAAGCCGTGTGTTGGGTAATGATGGATAAGCTTCATCAAAGCCCCCGCTTTCAAGCTTTTTGACTTGCGATCCAGCCGAGTACCGTACTCATAGGCGATCTGTAACGCGGCATTCATTTCACCAAGCCGGATCGGATCGATCTGGGCGTACATCGGCTCGTAAATGCCTTTGACCAGATTGCTGGCAATTTCCGACGCCACTTTGGTACTGAGGCCGCTGCCCCCGTTGATGTCAAAAAGGTACTGCTTGAAAGCAGAGAGGGCATCGTCTTTGAGGTAGGTCATGCCCCGCAAGATGTCCAGGCCGGAGGACTGTTGAAAGATTTCATCGCTCTTTTGGAACTGAACATCAAGTGGCCCTAACTCCCCTTTGTCACAGATCACCAAAGAATGGGCGCCGATGCACACCAGGGTGCCAGCGCTCTTGCATTCTGCTGGCACCGCCACTCGAAAGTTCTCTGAGCCATAGGCATGTGTCAAAGCCCTGGCGATTCGATAGCCAGCATTGGGGTCGCCGCCATGCGTGCACAGAATCAATAAAACCCGCTTGCGGTTTACCTCCCGCGCGTCAAGAACTTGACATAGCGTGTGGTAGCCCGCTCTGTCTATGGGGCCTGCGTAGAGCAGAACGTCACTGTCGGCCTCCAAGAATTTTTCGTACGCTATCTTGAGATCCATATTTCCTCTCACTTTGGCTTGGGCTTGGCAATGCCGTTTTGAGTTATGCCTCCACGGCAAAACTCCTCGCCTCGGTCTAGCAGGCGGGCAACCCACAGGCAATGCGCTTCGTGCACGTCGATCAGGCCTTGCTCTTGCAGCCATGTGAGATCGCTGCGCAAGGCATCGCCGCTGATGCAGTGGCCCAAGACGTACAACAAGCACTGCAACACGTTTTCATTGGTTTGGTACGCAGGCGTGTGCAGCAGGATTTGCAGAATACGCAAGCGTCTGTCGGCGCGCAGTTCCTGGCGTATGCGGGCCTTGAAGGCTGACAGGTCGTTCATGCACTGCGGTCCATCCTTTGGGTGGGTTTGTTCGCCTACCTCTTGGCGTGTGGGCGTTTCCATTCACACCTCCATCCAAGGCCTGGGCGGTCGGGCAATGCCTGGGAGGGCGTTGCTGGTGTATTCGGCAAAGTCAATGCCTTCAGCTGTCAGGCGCACATGCCAATATCCCATTTGTTCGCGCACGCTCAATAGGCCCTTGAGGGCCAGGTACTCCAGATGGCATTGCATTTCATGGCGCGTGATGTCGTGGTGATTGCTGCGCAAGGCTGGCAGCAAACTCGTATCCACCGTCTCCCCCGGCCGCGCTGTACTGAGGTGCAGCAACAACAGCCAGCGTATGTGCTCGCGTCGATGCCGCTGCAAATCTGGGCCTTGCGTAGTAGCAATGGTCGGCAAAGCATTCGCAGCAGTCTCTATGGCAGGTGTAAAGCTCATTCCTTTTCTCAATGGGAACACTTTGCGGCATGCGAAGCCGCCAGATCTTTGGTCATCTGCTCCAAGCGCCGCTCCGCATCCAGCAGGCGCTTTTTCGTTTGAGCAGCAAGCTCAATCTCTTGTTGGTCGGCGTCGGGCAACTGCCTCAACAAAGACAGCACTGCGCCCTCTCTTTCCGTCTCAGCACTTAAATCACTGGAAGACCTGCGCATTGGCCCCTCCCCGATCAATAGCCAGTCGAGACTCAAGCCCCGCTGAATGGCCAAATTTATGCATTCTTCGTAAGGCACTCTGCCGCGCGCACGCCAGCTTCCCAACGTTTGCCGGTTGACTTCCATAGCGCTGGCCAAGGCAGAGTCAGACTCCACATTGAATAAGGCTTGCAGGCGCGCCAGAACATCTGCAACAGAAGACTTATGCATTTCGCAAAAAAACCTCTTGACTTTTACGCATTTTGCGCGAACAATTACGCGTATTGCGTACATCATAGCCAAAGGGGAACAAGTGGAAAAGACAAAGATTCGGGCCAGGCTGGTCGAGCGCGGCACCAGCTATCGCCAATGGGCCATTGCCCATAACTACCAGCCGCGCACCGTCACGCAGGCGGTCAGCCGCTGGGCCGGGCGGCATGAGCTGCCGCGCGGGCGCACGACCTACAACATCCTGCGCGATCTCTCCGAGTACATCGGCGAGGAAGTGACCAAGGGGGTGCTGGCATGAAGCCCCGCTACAAGCTGCTCTTGGACGGCTCCCTGTCCGTCATCACGCCTCGAACTCACGCCCAGGCGCGCCAGTGGCTCAGTGAGCAGGGCATCACGGTCACCCAATGGGCGCACGATCACGGGTTCAGCACCAGCCTGGTTTTTGAGGTGCTCTACGGGCGCAAGCGTTGCCTGCGCGGCAAGAGCCACAACATCGCCGTGCTGCTGGGCATGAAGCACGGGCAATTGACGGACAAACCGGCGCGCGTCAGTCCGGCGCAGCGCCAGCAAGAAGAAAGGGCCGCGGCATGAACAAGCATCTGTTGGAACAAATGCTGCGCGAGTGGGATGGGTTGAACACGTCTGAGCTGGCGGTGCGCTATGGCCTGTCAGAAAGGGATGTGCGCAAGGCGATCAGCGAAGCGCGCAGGGGCAGGGGCTTTGACCCGGAGAAAAAGGCGATGCATGAGCGCATTCGCCGGGCGGCTTTTGAAGCGGCCTGTCTGCTGACTGGCGACATGCCCGAGGCGCTGCGCCTGGCCCAGGTGATGGCCGATGCGCTGGCGGCCATGGCCGAGGCCGGGCAACTGCCCGAGGGCTGGGAGAGCGCCTTGCAGGCCGCATGCCGCAGCAGCGTGCCGCTGCACGGCGGGCGGCGTGCGCTGGAGTTGATGCAGCAATGGGCGGCGTTTGTGCAAGGGAGGGCCGCGGCATGAAGAAATGGCGTCCACCCAAAAACCTGGTTCGCGAAATCCGGGCGCTGCGTGGCTGGGTGCCACGCACCTTTTGGGGCTGCCCAGACCCTGGCATCGCTTTCGGTATCGGCACGCGCGACACCCCCACCGTCGGTGGCCAGCAGGTCGTTGACTACCACTACGAGATCAAGCGGGTGTGGAAATTCCCCGGCTCAACCAGTGCGCCCCCCACGCATCTGGTGCTGACGATCGATATTTACTACGCCAGCGGCGATGCAGAGCGCGCGGGCCATGCCTTTGATGTCGATCAGTGGGAGGCGCACAAGCAAACCGTCTGGGCCTCGCCCCCAAACCGCACCGCTTATCGCGAGTTGGCGCGCCTGGCCCGCACGCTGCTCTCTGGCCGCGACGCCACCTTGGCCGATGGCTCTTGCATCCGGTCGATGGGGGCCATGCCAGCCAAGTGTTTACGGCGGAGTCCATCGGCTGCGGAAAACCTTGCGCATCGCCGCGCGGCAGGGGGGCAGGCATGAGCGACTACACCAATGCGAGCCAGCAGCGGCTGCTGCGGCTGATTGATTTGCTGGCTGGCCATGAGGTCAATGGGTTGGAGCCTGGGGCCATTGCCAAGGCGTTGGGCCAGAGCGCCAGCGCGGTGACGCGCGACCTTGGGAACCTGCACACGGCGGGCTGGGCGGAGCGCCACCCCAATGGGCGCACCTGGCGGCTGACGCCGCATGTGATTCAGATCAGCCAGCGGTATTTGACGGCGCTGCAAGCGGGTGCGGCGCAATTGCAAGGGGTGTCGCAGCGCTACGGCGGGCCGGTGTCCCTGGGGGATTTTTCCATTCATTCATGACGGAGAGCAGGTATGCAAACAGGCAACAAACGGGGCCGGCCCAGCAGGCCGGCGGCGCAAATCGTGGAAGTGCCGGCGAATGGGCAGTTGCAACAGGCCCAGGCCCTGGCGGGCATGGCCGATCAAATGGCCCAGCTACAGGCGGGCTATGGCGAGGATCGTGATCTCTTGAACCAGTTGCTGGGGCAGGCGCAGATGGCTGATGCGTTTGCGAAATTTTCCAAGACCGTCTTGACTTCAAAACTCGCATACGTCAAAGAAAACAAGCTATATCAACAACTTAAAGGAAAGACGACCCAAGACGGTCTTGGGTTATCTGGCACTTGGGCAGAGTTCTGCAACTTGCTTGGTTTCACACCAGAGCATGCAAACGAGTCAATTGCCAACCTCAACCAGTTCGGTGCAGAGGCACTCGATTCGATGTCCTCAATGGGCATCGGCTATCGCGAGCTGCGCCAGTACCGCCGCCTGCCAGAAGACCAGAAGCAGGCGCTGATTGAAGTGGCCAAGGCGGGCGATAAGGAGGGGTTTGTCGATTTGGCCGAGGAGCTGATTGCCAAGCACGCCAAGGAAAAAGAGGCGCTGGCGGCGCAGGTGAAGTCGGCGCAGGCGCAGGTGGCGGATGCGCGCGCGACGCTGGAGGCCAAGGATCGGGTGATGAAGAGCAACAGCGCCCAGATCAATGAGTTGGCCGAGAAGCTGGAGAAGCTGGAGCAGGGGCAGTACACGCCGCCGCCGGGCAGCGCGGCGCGCAGTGCGGATGAGCAGGCGCTGGTCAATGCGCTGGACAAGGGCAGCGCGGGGGTGTTTTTGCGCTTGGCTGATTTGGAGTTGGCGGCGCAGGCGGCGCTGGAGAGCGGCTCGGAGTATGTGCAGTTGCGCGGGCGGCAGGTGCTGGAGTTTTTGGCGCAGCAGTTGGCCGATGTGCTTGAGCGCTTGGGGGTGGAGGTGGATTTTGCCGAGCGGGTGATGCCCGATTGGCTGGACCCTGAGGCGCTGGCGGTGCTGGAGCGGCGCAATGCCGAGGCCGGGGCATGAGCGGGGCGTGGCGATGGAGACGATCCGCATGCAGACGGTGATTGAGGCGGCGCAGGCGCTGGCGCAGGCGCAGCACGGCGAGCGCGGGGCGATTGTGCAGCGGGCGGCGGCGGCGCTGAATTTGTCAGTGCAGCGCACGCATGCGCTGATTGGGCGCGCGGCGCGTGATTTGGGGCTGGCGGCGCCGCGCAAGCGGCGCGCGGATGCGGGGCGCACGGCGATTACGGATGAGGAGCTGGATTTGATTGCGGGGGTGCGGTTTCACGGCCGGCGCGCGACGGCGGCGGGGGGCAAGGACATGATTTCTTTGCAGGAGACGATTGATACGCTGCATGAGGCGGGCAAGTTGCCCAACCGCCTCTCGGCCTCGCGGGTGGCGCAGTTGCTGCGGCAGCGGGGGCTGGATGTGCGCAGCCTGGCCAGGCCGCGGGCGCATGTGCGCATGCGCACGGAGCATGTGAATGCGGTGTGGGAGATGGATGCCTCGGTGTGCGTGCTCTACAAGACGCCCAAGGGCGAGCTGCTGATGCTGGAGGTGGACGGTGTGCACTACAAGAACAAGCCGGCCAATCTGGTGCAGGTGGTGGATGACTTGCTGGTGCGGTTTGTGTGCACGGAGCATGCCAGCGGGGCGATTGCGGCGCGGTTTTACACGGGCGGGGAGACGGCGGAGAACGCGCTGGATTTTCTGATGTGGTGCATGACGCAGCGCACGGGGGCCAATGGTGAGGCGATGCCGTTTCATGGGGTGCCGTTCACGTTGTACACGGATCAGGGCAGCGCGTTTCGGGCGACGGTGTTTCGCAATTTTTGTTCTGCGATGGACATCCGCCAGCAGTGGCATGCGCCGCGCAATAGCCGGGCAACGGGCCAGGTGGAGAACGCGCAGAACCTGTTTGAGCGGGGCCTGGAGGCGCGGCTGCGTTTCATGGATGCGCAGGGCATGACGGTGCAGCGGCTGAATGCGGCGGCTGAGTTGTGGATGCATGCGTTCAATGGCGGGCGCCGGCACCGGCGGCATGGGACGACGCGCTATGCGGCCTGGGCGTCGATTGCCTCGGAGCATTTGCGCCTGGCGCCGAGCATGGAGGTGATGCGGGCGTTGCCGGCGAGCATGGCGCAGCCGCGCAAGGTGACGGGCGATATGCGGGTGCAGTTTGCGCTCAAGGGCCAGGGCAGCCGGGAGTACGACGTGCGCTATGTGCCGGGGGTAAGCGCGGGCGACAAGGTGTACGTGACGATCAACCCGTTTGACGCGCCAGCGGTGCGCGTGGGGGCGGTGGATCGCCAGACAGGGGAAATCGTGTGGCACCAGGTGCAGCCTGCCCAGGAGGGCTGGATGGGTTACGACGCGGCAGCGCCTGTGCTGGGCCGCGATGACTACCGGGCGTTGCCTGCCAGCGATGCGGATGAGCGGCGCGCGCGCATTGCGCAGCAGGCGTTTGGCGAGCAGGGCAAGGCGATTGCCAGGGATGCGGCCAAGGCGGCGAAGGCGACGCCGTATGCGGGGCAGTTTGATCCGCTGGGGGATTTGGCGGCCAAGGCGGCGAGTTTGCCGGTGTTTTTGCAGCGCCCTGGCGTGGGGCATCAGGCGAGCGCGCCGAGTGTGGAGGAGGAGCGTTTGTCGGTGGCGGCGGCGTGCCAGTTGATGCGGCGCGAGTTAGGCGATTTGTACGACAGCGGCAGCTATGCGTTTTTGAGCAGGCGCTATGGCGATGCGGGGGTGCCGCGCAGCGCGGTGATGAGCGCCATCGAGCAGCGCCGCCAGCCTGCCCCGGCGCGGGAGCAGCCCGGTCTGCGTGTGGTCAATGGAGGGGCCTGAGATGCTGCAAATCAAACAGGTGATGGCCCGGCTGGGCGTGCCGCAGTGCGCGCTGGCGCGGCAGGCGCAGGTCAGTAATGCGGCGGTGGCGCAGATCGTGAATCACGGCCATTGGCCGCGCAATGAAGAGATGGCGGCGCAGGTGCGCAGTAGTGCACAGGCGTTGCTGAGCGGCAAGGGGGCGACAGAGCAGGAGTTGGCTGCGCTGTGGTTGCCCTTGCCGCCTGAAAAAGAGTCGGCCCCGGCGTGCTGCGAACACGCCGAGGCCATTTCCCCCAAAGAAGTGCGAACCCCAAAGGAGAAAAAACGCATGTTGATTTTGAAGCCGTTTTTAACAGAAAACGCGCAGCGTCAGTTTGGTCTGGGCTTGCGCAATCCGTTCGATGGTGAGGTGTCGTGCGAGAGCGACATGTTCCTCAATGGCGAGATCCGCTACATCCATCAGGCTGCATGGCAGGCGGCCACGGGCGGGAGGATGGTGGCGATTGTGGGCGAATCGGGCGCGGGCAAGACGACGATGCTCGATCACTTGCGCGATCAGATTGCCCATGAGCGCCGCCCGGTGGTGTGCATTACGCCGAGCGTCTCCAGCATGGAGGAGACGGATACGCGGGGCAATCCGCTGCGCATTGCGGATTTGCATGCGGCGATTCTCTACAAGCTCGCTGCCGGCCAGCGCGCGGTCAAGGTGCCGCAAAACTCGCAAAAGCGCTTCGTGGCGGTGCAGGCGGCGCTGGAGGAATCGACGGCGCAGGGGCGCGGGCATTTGCTGATCATTGAGGAGGCGCATGCGATGCCGGTGGCGACGCTCAATCAGCTCAAGCGGCTCAATGAGGAAATGAAGATGGGCCGCCGCTACATGCTGGGCATTTTGCTGGTTGGGCATCCGGAGCTGGAGAAGAAGCTCACGCGCCACGATGTGCGTGAGAGCATGCAGCGCACGTCGATTGTGCATTTGCAGCCGCTGGGGGCTGATTTGGCGGCGTATTTGCAGCACAGGGCCAAGGCGGCGTCGCGGCAGCTCGATGAGTTCATCACGGTCGATGGCATCGATGAGCTGAAAACCCGACTGACGATTCAGCGCGGCCCGCGCAGTGCGCCGCTGTCGATGTTGTATCCGCTGAACGTGAACAACTGGATGACGCTTTGCATGAACACTGCGGCCGAGATCGGCGCGCCGCGCATCGACCGCGATGTGGTGCGCATTGCCAATCCGCAAGTGAAGGGGGACTGACATGCAAAACACCATCACTGCCCTGCCCGCAGCCGGCGCCCCTCACGGCGTGTGGATGTTTGACGTGCATGTGCCTGGCCGCCAGGTCGCGCACATCCCCAAAACCGCGCGCAGCCAGGGGGAGGCCCTGCTGCGCCTGATCAATGAGGAGCTGCTGCAAGCCTGCGACGAGGTGCAGCGCATCGATTGCGTGGCAATCCTGCCTGTGCCAGGTCGCGATGCGCCGCAAGCGGATGCGGCCAGTGCCCAGGCTCAGCCGGAGGGCGCAGCATGAGCAAGCGACAAAACCTCCCCTACCGGCCCGCGCCCTGGCACGGGGTGATTGTTGGCTACGCGCAGCGCCGCCGCATGCTGCGCGCGCGTTGGCGGCAATGGCGCGGCACCGTGCTGTTGTTGCTCAGCGCAGCGCTGCTGATGGGCACGGCCGTGGGCCTGGCGTATCTGATGACGGCATTCATGTGGGGTGACCTATGAGGGGTCTGACCCATGACATGGCCCGCGTCTGGCGGCATCTGCGCCAGTCTGGCAACTGGTGGACGGCGCAGGATGTGTACCGGCACTGGTACCCGGTGTTTTCTGAGGAGGCGGTGCAGCAGATGCTGGACTACCTGCAACGGCACCGATTCGTTGCGCGACGCATGCACATCGACCGGGGCGTGCATGTGTATGCCGTCACGCCCGATTGCCGGGCGCTGCCCGGGCATGAGGAGGGCGCGGCATGTTGAGCTACGTCTGCCCTGTGTGCCGCAGCAAGGCGAGCCTGGAGCTGGTGATTTGCCAGGCAGTGGACGATGCCCAGGCGCGGCACATGATCGAGTACCTGGTCAAGACCTATCAGCCGACGTTGGGGGCGGCAACGCTGCGCTATTTGCGGCTGCATACGCCGGCCAAGCAGCGACTGAGCTGGGCGCGGGTGCGGCGCATCCTGGGCCAGCTGGTGGAGGCGATGCGCAGCCGCAAGATCACCCGGGCCGGGCGCGATTGGCCGGTGGGGGTGGAGGATTGGCAGGCGGCGTTTGAGGCGGTGTTTGCCGCGCAAGAGGCCGGCACGCTGGTGCTGCCGCTCAAGGACAACGCCTATCTGTACGCCATCCTGGTGCGCCGGGTGGACAAGAGCGAGGCGATTGCCGAGGCCAAGGCGGAGATGGAGCGGCGCACGGGGCCGCGCGGCGCGCATGTGCAGGGCGCTGCTACCAGCATTGGCCAGGCGCTGGATGAGGCCCTGCGCCCGGATGCTGCGCCAGGCACAGAGGCCAGCGCCACGGCCCAGCCGCCGGCCGCGCCGGCGGGCGAGCCGCCGCGCTACACCAGCCTGGCCGTGCGCCGCATGCAGGAGGAGCGGCTGCGCAACCTGCAGCGGCGCGAGCGCATGCTGCAGCGCACGCAGGGCGAGGCACAAGGCGGCGACGCCGGCAGCAACGGGCCGGACGAGCCAGGCAAGGGGGAGACGGCCCCATGAGCAGCGCCCCCATCACCCTGCAGGCGCAGGTGCAGCTGACGCCGGGCCAGGCGCGCGGCGTGGCGATCCGCGTGCTGATCGGGCTGCTCGATGGCGGCGAGGCCATCGAGCATGGCCTGCTGCTGGCCGATGACGGCCGCGGGCTGTACTCACCAACCCTGACGTCGCTGCGTGCCGCCACAGACCTGGACCGCGCCGCGCTGCTGGTGTTGCAGCACCTGGCGCAGATCAAACCGTGATTGTTGATTTTGAGAGAGGACACCATGGACACCCAAACCACCAACCCCATGACTGCCATTGCCGCTGCTGCACGCAGCTACCGCCAGCACAAGGATGTGCTGACCGAGCGCGCCCAGGGCCTGCATGACGCGCTGGAGGCCATCAAGCGCCAGCGCCTGGCCGGGCTGCGCAGCGCCGTGGCGCGCGTGACCGAGGCCGAGGCGGCGCTGCGCGCGGCCATCGAGGCCAGCCCGCAACTGTTCATCAAGCCGCGCACGGTGGTGCTGGAGGGCATCAAGCTGGGCTGGCAAAAGGGCAAGGGCAAGATCAGTTGGGACGATGACGCGCAGGTCGTGCGGCTAATCCGCCGACACCTGCCCGATGCCGCCGATGCGCTGATCCAAAGCCGCGAGGTGCCCATCAAGGCGGCATTGGCGGGCCTCAGCGCCGCCGAGCTCAAGCGCGTGGGCGTGAGCATCAGCGATGCCGATGACGAGGTCGTCATCAAGGACACCACGGCCACCGTGGACAAGTTGGTGGCGGCCCTACTCAAGGGGGCGGAGGAACAGGCTGGCGAGGCGGCATAAGGAGGCAGGCCATGATGTTCAAGAACTTGCTGATGTTCCGTATTTCCGGCGGTTGGCGGCCGGATTTTGGGGCTGTTGAGTTGCCGGAGTTTTTGCCGTGCGGGCCGACGCAGGAGCGCAGCGAGGGCTGGGTGCCGCCGCGCGGCCATGCGCATGGTGCGTTGGCCGAGTGTGTGGGCGGGCAGTGGGTTTTGCGCTGGTGCGTGGAGACCAAGGTGCTGCCCGGGGATGCGGTGCAGCGCATGGTGGAGGCCAAGTGCGCCGCCATCGAAGCCGAAACAGGCCGCAAGCCCGGTCGCAAAGAGCGGCGCGACATCAAAGCCGATGTGCGTCTGGGCTTGCTGCCCAAGGCCTTGACCAAACGGTACGGCGTTTGGGTATGGATTGACCCCGGCGCACGGTTGCTGGTGGTAGATGCGGCATCACTGATTCAAGCCGATGCGCTTCTGACCAGCTTGGTAGAGGCAATGCCTGGCCTCATGCCCCGGCGCATCCAAACGGCGCTGCCACCGGCCGTGGTCATGGCCGAATGGCTGCATGAGCAAATCGCCCCCGGTGCTTTCTGCCTGGGCGATGAGTGCGAATTGAAGTCAATCGACGAGAGCCGCGCCACGGTACGTTACGCCCGCCATACGCTGGAGATCGAGGAAATTCGGAGTCACCTACAAGCCGGCAAGCGCCCCACCAAGTTGGCGCTTGGCTGGGGCGAGCGCTGTCAGTTCGTGCTCACCGATGCGCTGCAAATCAAAAAGCTGGCCATGAATGATGTCGCCACCGAAGGCCGCGACAGCAGAGAGGATCCCTTCGATGCCGATGTGGCGCTGGCAACGGGCGAGCTGTCTCAGCTGATCCAGAATCTGCTGGGCGAACTGAAAGAGCTGGTGTAAGGCTATGGGCATGGCAGCACAACGCCCCGCAAACACGCCACGCGCGGCCAAGTGGCGCAAGTTGATCCATGTGGCCAAGCGTCAATTGGGCCTGGACGAGGAGACCTATCGCACAGTGCTGCGCACCGTGGGCGGCGCGGAATCGACCAGCCACATGGACATGGCACACCTGATCAAGGTGCTCGACCATCTCAAGCGGGCCGGGTTCCGGGTCAAGCCCACAGGCCAGCAAAACGGCCGCACGATCTACATCGACAACGAGCAGGCGCGCAAGGTGCGCGCGCTGTGGCTGTTCCTGCACACGCTGGGCGTAGTCAAAGACCCATCTGAGCGGGCGCTGACGGTGTACGTCAAGCGCATTACGGGCCGTGATCACCTGCGGTTCGTGGGCGACTACATGCCGCTGATCGAATCCCTCAAATCCTGGGCCATGCGGCACCTGCCCGAGCAGGTGGACAGCATGATCAGCGACCTGGTGAACATGGAGCTGTCCCCCGACGCCGGGGAGCATGCGGCCGCGGCCATTCGCCGCCTGGCTACAGGCCACAGTTTTGACGCCTACTGGCACGCATGGGTGCATTGCATGCGCGCCCTGGGCCGGCCAATCCCGCCCGAGGTGGCGCCCCAAAAACGCAGAGCTGTTTAA